AAGGACACGGCGACATCGAGAACCTACTGAGCGACATGGAAACGATGCTACCTAATGACGTGATCCGTTACCACCTAAACCGTTGCGTCAATTCAACAAACGTATTCATCGGCTTAGACGAATGGAAAAAATTGCAGCGTCCTACCGGCGCAACGATGCCAAACGAGAACCCGGAAATCTTTGCGTTAGAACGTACCCGCGAATGGTCACACGCCACCGTCACATGTACCCGCAAAGACAAAGCCGGAAAAATACACACCGAAATAGTCGCATCAATCGTAAACCCTACCGAAGAAAAACTATTCCGCCTATGCCTAGAACTAAAAAAACGCCGTCCGCTTGCCATCGTATACGACGGCTATCGCTTCCGAAATCTCACCAAATGGCTTAAAGAAAAAGGCTCTCGAAATCATTACGCATATTCTTCTTCCGAAATCGCACAGGCTTGCAGCGTGTTCTATGCCATCATCAAAAAAGGCGAACTAGTCCACGCTGGCGATCCACTACTTACCGAACAAATACCGGGCTGCATATCAAAGACCCGCGGTAACAGCTTCATCATCGACCGCGCACCGGGAGCAACCGAAATAGATGCCGTATATGCCACCACGCTCGGAGTATATGCAGCCGAAAGTATTAAGAAAAAAAATGCTGCGATATACTAACCTAGCCGCAAAATTTGTGCTACATTTTTTCCGTGGGATTCTTCAATAGAACAAGCAATGAAATATTGCAAGCTGAAAAAGAACTATTGAAGCGTGCCGATCCAATGCTCGACGGCGTGCGACCACCTTCCCGCAGCGATGATCCTTCCCGCATCGAAGTCGATCAAGCTCAAGGGATGAGCATAATCTTTCGCGGTACACAACTACACCAAACATCAGCAAAGCAATGCTCTATATACGGTGTAAACGAATACGACGGTACACGCATCAAAAAAATGGAACTCCCGGCAATCGTCCGGCGACCAGTATATAAATACTCATTTCGTGAATATATTTCGCGCACAATCTCATCGCTCTTACGTTACGGCAACGCATACCGAGTAAAACAATACGACGAACAAGGCAAACTTGTCGGGCTACTTCCACTTAACGCCGGCGAAGTAATCATAGAAACCGCCGTAGGCGATCCGACCGAAATCGCATCGTACAATTACCGCGGAAGAAAATACTCACCTTCACAAATCTCACACCTCAAATATGTAGAGATAGACGAATACCCGCTCGGACTAGCACCGTTCGAAGCAGCAAACATCGAACTAAAAGGCATATTCGATACACGCAACTACACACGACAATTCTTAAAGAAAAATTCGATCCCACTCGAAGGCTATCTAAAATCACAATACGACCTAGATAACGAAGAAGCAAAAAATCTTAAAGACGCATGGAATACCGCGATGGCCGGCGAAGAAGGAATAGCAGTCCTTCCGCAAGCAACCGATTTCGTACCTATGTTTTTGAAGCCGTCAGATTTACAGTGGATCGACGTACAAAAATTCGATGCGATACAACAATGCCGGCTAATCGCTGCACCCGCTTCCGTCATGCTCATCAGTCTCGAAGGCAATTCGCAAACATACGCAAATATAGAACAAGACTGGATCGGCTACGTCCGTTTCGGACTTATGGCATTTCTACTGCCTATTGAGGATGAACTATCAGAACTCGCCGGAGTAGACGGACAAACGATCACCGTAAAATTCAATACAGATGCACTACTACGCAGCGACACACTTACCCGCTACCAAGCCCACGCGATTGCGACCGGTGGACGTGGATGGATGCTGCCGGACGAAGTTCGAACTATTGAGGATCGTGACAATAGCCCCGAAATAGATCAAAAATTAGAAGGGATGAGCAATGCCACAAACGCAGCCGCAACCCCTCAATCTTAAACGCGGAACTTCTTCCACGTTAAGCATTACGATCCCGAACGACATCGACCCCGATGGCACAACGGTATTTTTCACCGTTAAGCAATCCGCGACCACTCGCCGGCTCGACGATAGTGACCGCTATGCCATCATCAAAAAAACCCTTACCGAACGCACAGGGCGCACCTTCACAATCGAAATAGAACCCGATGACACTAACCGAGCAGAACCCGGAAACTACGTTTACGGTATAACCGTGAAAGATGCAGCCAGAATGGTCGGACTTATTGGCGTAGAATTTCCTAACGTACCAACGACAGTGCGCATACCGGAAACCGCTGCAACTGGACTTGAAGGCAGCGGCACACCTGCGCCAGGTGGTGCATAATGGCTACACCACCAATTGCATTGACTCGCGGCCTTCCATGCAAAGTCACCTGGACGTTTCCAGATACTATTGACTTAACTGGCACAGCGGTGTATATGACTGCAAAAACTAGCAAAGCTGCCAGTAAAGCACTCGACACTGACACCGACGCAATTTTCAAAAAGCGTCAGGTCACGCACCTTACAACTCATTCGACTGAAATAGAACTCACTACTGAAGATGTCGATTATGCCGCTGGCCGCTATGTCTACGACATTGTAATTGTCGATATTGCAACTGCAATTATTAAGTATGCAACCGACTTAGGCGATCTGAAAATTAAACCTCGCGGCACTGCAAACATCGATGAGGTTGCGTCATGACTCTAGGCTTCACTCTTTCGCCATCGGAAATAAATATTAACGCAACGCTTGATGACCCGATGCACGTCGAAGGGGAAATCTACGGTGGCACACCTGGCGTAAAAGGCGATCAAGGCGAGTCAGGTTTTGCACCCGATTTACCTTATGTCGAAATAGATTTAGCGCCATTTCTGTTTTTCATTTTTGAAGGCCGACAATTTAATCTAGGTGAAGGCGGTGTAGCTATTGCACGATGGCAAAGAGTCGCTCGCACAATGGACGTATATTTCACTATTAACATTGCACCCGACGGCGATCACGGTGTAATGGCCTTAGACCCTATTGCTTTCGGTGGTGCTAATAACATTCCTGCAGAATCGCAAATTGTCGAAGCAGGGCCGTTCTCGTATGCAGTAACATCCGAAACTTCACAAGGCGCAAACGACGGTTATTTCATGCCGCTCGGTTCAGCAATGGCACCTTTAGGTGACAATAACAAACGCCTACTTACATTCGTTACAGCCGACGGCCATGCAACTGATGGCGGCCTCGGAAACCTATGGCAAATGTCCGAAGAAGTTTTTTCCGAGAGAGGCATTTCAATTGTTGGCCGTACACGTTACGAATGTAAACACGCTGCAAATTATGTAGAACCATTACCACCCGAAGAACGCCCTGGATATTTAGGCACATGGTCACCAAACTCACGCAATATAAATTTTGTTGCTGGCGGCTCGCAATCAATTGATACTTACGTAGCTAATGAAGGTGACATTCTTAAAATACGATCAGCTAGTGCAACTCTTGATTTTGGTGAAACGCCATTCTTCGTGAATATCGGCGATTACATCCACTACGAAGATGGGCATTGGCGACTATTAGAACTAGAGGAAGATTAAAAATGACACTTATCGAACCCGAAAATTTACTTATAAGAGATGCCGGCGACTACTGGGCCGTCGGCGGCTACGCGATCAACTGGGACACGCCCGCGCCGGTGAAAGACATCGACAAAGACACCGGACTTATTCGTGCATACAATGAGGAGTTTGCGCCCGGCTCGATAATGATGCCCGCCGGCGGCGTGATACTTCGCGATGAACACGGGCAAGATGTCGGACTACTCGTCCGTAGCGACACCGATGACACCGGCTGGAAAGTCGATCTACGCATCGATAAAACGACCGCCGGAAGTACCGTCCGCGACGAACTCAAAGCAGGAAAAAAACATTCTTTTTCGATCGGCTTCGCAGAAAATCCGCTCGAAACATCATTCGATGCAATACGCAACGTATACCGGCGAACAAAAGCGCTAGTAAAAGAAATAAGCGTAACAGCTGCACCACAACACCTAAATACTGGTGTAGCATATGTACGTTCTAACCCAATAAAGGAGAGCCTCATGGCAGACGAAACCCCAACCCCGGAAGGCACGCCAGCGACACCGCCAGCGCAAACACCGGCACAACCCGAAGCAGGTAATCTACTTACCCGCGCAGAACATCAAGACGCAATTCGTGACCTTCGTGCAGAAATGCAAACAGCATTACACACACGCTCGACTCCGGCAATCGACACTCGAAGCCCCGGAGAATTTTGGCGTGACCTTGCCGCTGGCGACGATGCAACGGTAAAAAGTTACGAAGCACTTTTGCAGCGTTCTAACTCCGACCTTATTGCCGCAGCGGAATCGATCCGTACTCGTGCCTTCCCTACCGAAGGTGTAGTAGCTACTTCGATTTCACTTCCCGGATGGGCCGGCGATCTCACTCGCTTAGTGCAAGAACCGCAAATTATTCCCGGCGAATTTTCTACCGGTACACTCCCAAGCTCCGGCATGACAGTCGAATACGGTGCACTCGTAACAGATGGCACGGTAGTCGATGAACAAGAAGCAGAAGGCGACGACCTCGACTATGGCTACGTAGACGTAGAAATCAAATCTGCGCCAGTAAAAACTTACGGTGGATATACACGCCTCAGCCGTCAAGCCATCGAACGCTCAAGCGTTGCATACCTCGACACTGTACTTCGTGCGATGGCACTTCGTGCAGGTAAGCGCCTCAATATCCGTACTCGCACAGTGTTAGAAGGTGCGCTCGCAGCCCAAGTCACCGCCGGACGTAAAGCAACCGTAGCCGATGAATCCGACTGGAAATCTGTAACAGATGCCCTAGTCGATGCAGTCGATCTATTACTCGACGAAGGACTTACAGCCGATGCACTCATCGTAGACAAGGTAACATTCAAGCTGCTCAAAAACCTCGAAGGTGGCGACGACCGTCCACTATTGAACCTCGACGGCGCGGGCGTGAACAACGTCGGAGCTGCGAGCCTTGCCGGACTATCCGGACGACTTGCAGGTGTACGCTTAGTTTGTGATCCAAACTGGGTATATGATCCGACAGGTGCCGTGACTAATAACATGGCACTTGTAAACCGTGACGCGATCCGTTTGCGTAATTCGGGAATCACCCAATTGACAGATGAGAACATCGTGAAATTGTCGAAAGACTTTTCGCTTTATTTCTATTCTGCAATTGCAGTAGAAATTCCAAAGGGTGTAGTCCCTATCGAAATTACGGTATAAGGCATAAAAGAAATGGCTGACACCTGGGAAACTCTCAAAGAATATCTGCGAGTCTCACACGATGAGGACGATGCCTTCATCGAACGCTGCTTCGATGATGGAACGGAACTAGTAACCGATTTCGTGGGCGAAAAATTCGTCCCCGCGGCAAAACTTGCTCTCGCCATCCTCAAGACGGGCGCTGAACTATATTCTCAAAGAGATGCTCCACAAGGAGTCAGCCAATTTTCCGACGTGAACAATTCGCCGGTGCGCGTAGCGCGTGATCCACTTGTCGCAGCTAAACCGATATTACGAAAGTATGTAACCGGGATCGCATAATGGATGAGAACGAAATCGCAGAAAAAATCGGAGTGTTAGTAACAGCACTTACAGATAAAGGCTTAGGCAATGTATACGACCATATACCTTCACAGCCGAAATTTCCTTGCGTCATCGTTGCGCCCGCACCCGAATTTATCACAGAGGACGAAGAAAATACCTTCACCGAAAGAAAAATAAATCTGGACGTATGGATAGTTTCGACACCTTCAACTGACAACCAATCTCTACAAAAAGAGTTATACAAAAAGATCGCGAAAGCGATCACCGAACTAGAACAAACAGCATTTATTTTCGACACGGTAGGGCAACCTCAACCGATCGAATATAACCAATCTCGATGTCTTTCAAGTACCCTCACCGGTGCATTTATTATATAAAGGAGATACCTCATGGGTAGCACAAGAATTTACGGTAAGCAGCTTCGTTTAGAAATCGACGGCACTGACTACTGGGCAGACACAACAAGCTGCATACTTAAAAACGAAGATGACGGCGACACCGTTGTAACCTTCGAAGATGCCGCAGCCGGCGACACGAAAAAATTCTTTTTCGAAATCGGCTTTATTCAATCCACAGATGCAGACTCTCTATGGTCATTTATCTGGGATAACACCGGCGAAGATGTACCCTTCGAATATGCGCCACACGGCAACGCGACACCCGCAACCGATAAGCCGCATGTCATCGGTACACTTACGATCGGACCTAAGCCCGATCTCGGCGGTGAAGCTGGACGCAAAAAACAGCAAGTCGCGACGGCACGTTTCGACATCGTAGGAACGCCTACGCTCGACCGAGTACCGTAACCACAATGGCTAAGCCCGGCGCAGTAGACGGCGGTCAATCAATCAAGATTGAAGGACTATCGGAAACGCTCGCAAATCTGCGGGCGCTGGGTGTAGCAACTGAGGACGTAAAAGAACTGAACTTCGAAGCGGGCGTAATTGTAGCGCGTAAGGTAGACATGCCAGTAGATGAAGCTAACATGCTCACCACCTTGCGCGTTGCGAGAGCCGTAAAAAAAGCACAAGTAGTAGTAGGTAACAGAAGTAAAGGATGGTATTCGACATTTATCGAATACGGTACGAAATTCATCAAAGCGAACCCCTTCTTATTAAGAGCGGCAGACGCAGCAGATGACGAAGTACGCGACCACTATGAGCGCGGACTTCAACAACTAATAGACAAATACAACCTAGGAGAGGGATAACATGGCAACCGCGAAAGTACCACAAGATCGAAAGAAAAAAGCTGCACCTAAAAAAGCAGTCGATAAAGAATCCGTAGAGTTACAGACTGTAATTCAAGAATTAAGCATGGACGAAGTAGATTTCGTAGAAGGTATTTCGGGAATCTCAATTGACGTTCTAGAAATGCCAGGACAACCGAAAGCGAGATTTATCGCAGGTGTAGCACTTGTACTCGGACGACGCACTAACCATTCATTGTCATGGGCAGAAGTA